CTAAATTGCAATCGTCGTCCAGTCCTTCCCGCGATCGTCATTGTAGCGATCAGTCTGCTGCTGAGACTTATGGCCGAGCAACTTTTTAGTATCAATTCCCTGCTCCTTATAAAGACGCTCCGATAGCGAGCGCTGCTCATGGAATGTCGCGGGCGTTCCTTCCCTCCAGTCAATCCCTGCCTTATCCCGAGCCTTACTAAAATTCATGGTTAGGGTGTTCGCTTTAACCTGGGCACCACGCTCTGCCTGCGACGTGGCCCTGAAAAAATGAACAAGGTAAGGGCTAACCGCGTAATCCCGACAGCGCGATATAACATCCCGCAAACTCCAGTTGATGGCGTTCAGGCGGAGCGATAACGGGATCGCGATTTTGCTTCCTGTTTTCTCCTGAATAATGTGCAGCTGATCATCCCAGACATCGCTAAATTTCATCCTCGAAATATCACCCAAGCGTTGGCCGGTTACCAAAGCCAGCAGCATAGCGTTACCCATATATTGGTGGTTGGCGTCTGCAATCTCGAATATCCGAAGCCATTCCTCAAGGCTAAGTCGCTGCCGGGTGATTCTACGTCTGGGCTTTTTAGTGGCTGACGCAGGATCGTAACCCGGGGGAACTTCACCTGCGTGTTGCGCCTCTTTAAATATATCGACCAAAACGGTTCGAATAACCTGAGCCATTCTCGCCTGACCCGCCGCAATATATTCATCAAGAATTTGGGCGATATCGCGTACATCAACGGATGGCAACAGTTTCATGCCAACACGTTCACGCAGTAGAGCTGCTGGCTTATTTTTTTGTTTGAATGTGTTTAATTTAATGTCACCTGAAGCCAGGCGCTCTTCCTGAATTTTACAGTATCGGTCGAGCCATGTTGAAACCGTGATCGCTTTGCCTTTGCTTGTGGCGATCCTGTCACTGATAGCCAAAATCTGCCGGGTTCTCTGTTCTGCAAGGCGCGCATTTGCCTCAGTAGCAATCGCAATAGCTTCCGCTTCGTCAGTGCCCAGCGCATGGAACTTGCCTGTGATTGGATGTTTATAGCGCCAGTAAACCTTGTTCACCTTCCTGCTGTAGAGAGGATAAAGGTTCGGTACAGAGACATTGTTTTTACGTGGTCTGGCAGCCATCGTTCAAAATCCTTTGCAGCAATATGGAGTCATTCTTCTTAACTACCGGTGCGGCCAGTTCTCCTACCAACTCAGCATCTTCACGAACGCGCCATAAGCGGCCCTGCTTCATTGCTGGTGGAGAGAACTGATTCTGTTTCGCATAACGCCGAAGGGTCGACACGCTTGGAGGGTTGCTTCTGTATTTTTCAGCGGCCCACTCTTCGAGAGTTAACATCTGGATCATGTGATTTACCTCATAATGGCCCACAAACGGGCCATTAGCTGAAAAACTTAAATCAGATTGCTGTCAGGCGCTGCCAGATAGCCGATACGTATTTGACTTGGTGGTGGGCGTCGGCCAGGGCGTTATGCTGATCGCCTTCAAAAGGGATGTCGTAGCGAGCATTTAGCCCAACAGCTTTACCCAGTTCAACGACGGTTCGCACGTCCCGGTAGTTCCAGTGCGGGATAGGGAAGGGCGTGTCGGCCAACTCAAATGCTGCTTCCAGAAGAGAACAATCAAACGAACTACCATTCCCCCAGAGCTGAACAGTCCTCGAGCCGTTAGCCGCGTTTTCAGCAATGAAATCGAGGAACTGTTCCAGCGCTTCTACCAATCCGACCGTGTCATCCACCACGATTGCAGATCGTGCTTCAGGCGATTGCTTCAGCCACCATAGAATAGTGCTGGCGTCTGGCCTGGCCCCGAATGACATCGACGATTCCAGATTAATCACCTGATAATACTCAGCACCGGTCAGACCGCTGGCCGGGTCAAAGAATACGGCCCCCACTGAAACGATCGGGGCACCCGGTTTTTTGCCCATGGTTTCGAGATCCACCATCAGGTGCGTGAACATGGTTTCCGAGTTTGAGGTATCAGCCCCTGGTGCCTCCAGTTCCTCTTTCAGACCCGCTTCCATCACCGCATAGGTTGCATCGCCAACCGTGGCGCCACAGTCAGGGCAACCGCCGCCATTTTCGTTACCACAGCTGGCGCAGACGTATTCCGCTATGGCATCTGTTTGCGCAGTAGTTGCATCAGAGCTTTCGCCTGGTGGTACCGCATCACCAGTTTCTCCTTCCTGCGGGTTAGTCTCTTCCATCTGCACATCGCTGGTGGTCTCCTCATTAATTGGTGAACGGTCATCTTTTTCTGGTTGTTTTTCGTTCATCAGGCCATCGATGGTGAATACGCCACCGCCGAGGTTCGCGACCTGTGGCTGGCAGGTAGCACTTGCCCACTGAGGCAGTGCCCGCATTTCTGCTTCATCTTCACCAGCAAGTTTTTGCTCACCGGCCTTTACCCATTTCGGCAACGCGTGTTGCTGTTCGACGGCTTGAGTGTCCTCTTCCGATTTGATGGACGGCAGAGGGAGAAGCTCGGTGGCCTGGCAGAAAGTAGCCGTCATTGTCTGGTTAACGTATTCGAGATGAGCAACTGGCGTCAGATGGATATTCTCCGGCGCGATGCGCACCAGGTTGAAGATGGCGGCGCGGTTGACTGCCAGAACGCCTGGTTGATTGCGCAGAATCTTGATCCAGGATTTCCATGGCTCTTCTTTGTTCGCGACAATCTCTTTGGCGCGGCGCAAAACACTGGAAGGGATTTCAAAGTGATGGAAATCCATAGGCAACAGGGCGCAGGCGATCTCAAGATCGAGGGTGTCCAGGGTATGGTGTGCGCCTTCACCGCGGTCAGTTACATACCCGCCATCGGCATTGGTGCCTGCGTCAGTGCGTTGCACAAGGTTAATACGATTGCCGGCGACCCACTCACGCGTCAGGATGCCGCGGTCAATATATGGGGTAGCTACCCAGGCTTCAGTGAATTGCAATAGCAGCGTAAGCTCATGGCGTTTATCCATGCTGAAGACTTCTCGGATCGCTTTCGTGTAGCGCCACAGGTCTTTGGTGTCATAAGCCTTAACTTCTGGACAATTCTCTGCGGCCAGAAGCAGGTTCTGGACATATCCGTTATCGGTGTCCATTTCCATTAAGTGAAGATCCGCGTGTTCTTTGCGGCTGATATGATGGCGCAGTCCGTCAGCTGTCAACTGAGCCAGGAGCTGTTTGCGGAATGGCATTTTGCAGACAGGATAATGAGCGCCCCCGTCATCATGTTTACTGATCCTCAGGCCATGCTCAAATAAGTTCTCAGGTTCTTCTTTGGCTGGAAGCTTTCCGCTCTTCCAGTCGTCAACCAGTTGATTGCGCTCGTCAGCTTCTGCCTTAATCCAGCTCGACATGAAGGCGGCAAACAACTCGGGTTCGTGTTCTTTGCCCTGAGGGAAAACTTCTTTGACGGCCTGGATCAGTTTCCACTCAGCATGCAGGCTGAGATCGCCAATATCAGCAACGTCATTTTTGGCCTGCAGCAGGTTCTGGAAATAAACAATTTCCTCGTTCATCACCAGTTCGTTGGCAACAATTAGCTGCTCCTTGGTAATCTCGGTGTGATATTTGTCGCCCAGCAGATGGACAGCAAAGCGTACTGCAGGGGTGCGATTTTCAAGGGGCGAGGTGGTGCCCACGTCTGCGGTATCAGTGGAAGTTAACGGCGCGGCTGGGATATTCGCGTCGCTGGTGGTGTCCGTGGCGACGATGGTTTCGCTCTGAGATGCGGTGCCGGGGATCACGTTCCAGGTACGCTGGTCTTCAGCCAGGATGTAGCGCTCGCACCATGAGTAGTCAATCACGCCTTCTGCAGGCAGGTCGTCAACTACAGGCATGTCGGTACGGACCGGCTTGGTGTAGTCTTTGCCGCGGCCGGTTTCAATACCTGCATCTTCCAGCGCGACATCCAGCTGCAGCGCTGCGCGCGATGCCGTATTGGCGCTGAACCAGATAACACCGTCAGGTTTTCCTGATTTCTGGGTTGCCTTAATCTGATAAAAAAATTCCATCTTGGAGCCTCATTTGGGTGTAAGATACCCAACAGCTGATGATCGCCGCCTTGGGTAGTGGTCATTGGTCAAAACTCGATTCCGGAAAGCTTTGGTCGGCTGACCGGGTACTTAACCCGCCTTGCGCGGGTTTTGTGCTTATTGGACGCTGGTTTTTTTCGCCAGCTGGGAGACAAGTACGCCTTCAAGCGCATCCAGCACAGGGTCGAACGTGGTGTTCGACGGGATCTTGCTTACTGCGCGGATTACTGCTGAAACTGAGATATCTCCTTCACGCAGGCTGTAACCGCCGCCGGGCCCTCTGTGCGAGGTCACCAGATTGCCGCTGCGCAACCGCTTAAAGATTTGCTCCAGATAAGAAACCGAGAGCTTCATTTCTTTACTCAGTGTGGCGAGCGGTACAGGCGTTCCGCAGTAGATTCTGTCCAGAACTGCAACGGCCTGGACGGATGCCATCACTCGTTTCATTCCAAATTCCATGCCTTATCCCTTCACCGGATCCCGGCCGTAGCCCGGATTATCTTCAATAGCATCCTTTAGAACCTGAATCGCTTCGCAGTGCGGAAGGGTGAGGGCCAGCTTAATCGCCGTTCCAAACGTCTCCGCAACCAGTTCAAACCTCTGCGCCAGGCGGTTCGCTTCCTCGGTCTGCTCCTCAACAGCTTCTATTTCAAACTGATGCTCCTGCCAGACTTCATCCAGCACGTCCTCTTCAACTTCACTGCGCAGCGCCTCTTTGACTTCGAGAACCGGCAGAACGCCGATCAACTTCTCTGCAGGTGCGCTGCTGAATCGCAATGCCAGTTCGTTCGCTGACATAAATCCTCCGGAAAAAAGGCCCGCCACGGGCGACGGGCAAAGAGAACTTTTCCAATTTAACCAGAACAGGTCTTCGTCTCCTGTTTGGTTGTGATGGCGGGATTACCATCGCGATGCCATGTGCACCTGGCATCAGGCTGGTAACAGCCATTGGTCGAAACTCGATTAAAAATGTAACGCTGGCTGTTGGTCGTCAGCCGATTTGTATGGGTAACACTGTCCTTTCACGTGCTGCTCTGCGGCAGCTGCTTCACAAATCGCTTCGGTTTTATAGAGACCGAGCATGATGTCTGAGCATTCCCCAGTGAGGGCGCAGACTGGAATGATTAAGGCGAAGAACATGCTCATGCGTTGAGTTCTGGATTGCCTTTCTGCGCCATGAAGTAGCAGAACTTGCGGATTAAGACTTCAACGATGTTAAGCCGAATGGCCTGCTGTTTTACGGGGTTACGTGCATAGTCGATCATGGTTATCTCCTTATTGCCATTTACGTCTGGCCGACGGAACGGTAATGCCTGCTGCGCGATTGTTTTTGTCATCTCATCCGGTGTTTCGTATGCCGCCGGCAGCTACTTCGTGGGCGTCCTGCCTGGATGACTGAATTTGTGGAATCATTATAGACACGAAGTGTGTCTGTGTGTCAACACAAAAAGTGACAGATAAGGGCGGGCGAAAAGTAGACTTAGCAAGGATGTTAAGTGGGCTATAAAAAAAACCGGCTCAAGGCCGGTTGTTTAAGGGGTTATTCTTCTGCTGGTTTATATCTACCTTGTAGATACTTGGCTACGTAATCGTCTATCTCCCTGAGTCGCACTTCGAAGAGATCGATCATTTTATCTTGTTCAGTTGAGGGGAGCTGATTAAACAACAGCAATAGGCGCCGTTGTTTTTCTGGCAATTCCTGACCTTTGTTTTGTTCATCACCGAAAAGAATAAAACTAGGAGTGGTATCAAGGTATCTGGCAAGCGTAATAGCGTCATCGACACCAATGTTCCTCAGCCCTCCCTCGTAGTTACCTACTCTTGAGGCAGTGGACCACCCGCACAACTTAGATAGTTGCGCTTGGCTTAACTTCTTCCTTTCTCGAAGAGACCTGAGTCTCTCACCAATAATTTCAGCCATAGATTTCATTCCAAAATATTACCACGCTCTGTGGCTAACGAGCTGACACATTCTGAGGTTGACGGTAGACACAAAACGTGTCTAATATGACGCATAAAATCTGTTTAGGAGTAAACCGTGAACAACATTGCCATTGAGCGTCAGAAATTGGGATTGTCGCAATCGCAGCTAGCCGAGGCTCTTGGTTGGGGCCGCTCGCGATTATCTAACTACGAAGCCGGTCTTCGAGAACCAGGACTGTCTGAATGCAGGACCATCGTTGAGACACTTAATGCCTTAGGAGCGGTGTGCTCTCTGGACAGTGTGTTTCCAACCGATCTCCCCATAAATCAGGAAGGTTAATCATGCAATCAGTAACGTTTGAACATCTTAACCGGCAGAACACCGCTCCGCTGAAAACCCGAAATCAGATTGAGCATCGTCGCCGGGACCCAACACGCCATCGCGCGATTCTGACAGCCGTTCGTGAATGGGAGCTTACTCTGCCCGGCCAGGCGCAGGACATTGTTACGCAGCTGGTGGCCGAGCAGTGGGCAAAAGAGGGTGGACGTGGGATCACTGTGAACAAACAGAACCTTTATCGCTACCTGAAAAACGAAACCAATTCCAGCAAGTACACGGCTTACGTCATGCAACTCGCGGACGCGATCAGCATGGCAATGCCGATTGAGATCGCCAGAAAACATGGCCTCCGTCAGGGTAAAACCGACATCGAGCTGGTGGCCGAGGCAATAAAAGAGACCGGAGAGCACCACCAGGCGAAGTTGCTGGGCCTGCCGACTAAGAAACAGGCGAAGGAGGGCTTTGAGAACCTCCTGGCTAACGCAGCACTTTTACCCGGTGAACTTGCCGGTGTGATGATCGCTCACCTCCAGGCACTTGCACCACTTTTTACGTAATCGAGTTTTGACCAATGACCAATGAATCATCCACGGCAGGAGAGTTGTAATGGCTGGAGACTGGATCAAGATGCGTGCAGATCTGCACACACACCCGAAAGTCGTCCGCATTGCGTCCGCTTTGGATGCGGACAGATTGCGCGTAGTTGGCGCACTGCATGCTACATGGTGTCTGTTTGATGCCCACTCAGTTGATGGAGAGCTTGAAGGTTACTCCTCCAAAACGTTGAACGACATGATCGGCTTTGTAGGCTTTGCGCAGGCTCTGATCAATGTTGGCTGGCTTGAAGAATCGGACGTAAGCCTTTGTATGCCAAGATTTTCTGAACACAATGGACAGTCCGCAAAGCGGCGGGCACAGGAGGCCGACAGGAAACGAAATGTCCGCAAGATGTCCGCAGGCGATGCGGACAAAAAGCGGACCAGAGAAGAGAAGAGAAGAGAAGATCTAAACCCCTCTCTTAACGAGGGAGCGCAAGAAAATTCGGAAGTGGGGCAGCCCCCTGTTGAACCCACCGCAGCCCGATACCTTGAGAGCCTGGACGAGCCGATCGGGAAGTTCACCATGACCAGCGTGTGGCTACCATCCAGAGATTTCCGCCAGCGTGCGGCTATGTGGGGGGTGGCTTTGCCAGAACCTGATTACCTCGCTACGGAACTCGCAGAGTTCGCGTCGTACTGGGAATCCGAAGGGAAGGTGTTCACCCAGGTCCAGTGGGAACAAAAATTCGCCCGGCACATCTTGCTGGTGAGATCGAAAAAACAACCGGAAACCGGAGGTAAGGCCAATGCAGGAGTACGGGGAGAGCCTACAGCATCCAGAGCTGTTCAGCAGATTCAGTCAGCACACGCAGAGTGGAGACGTCGCAATGGACTTGATGGCAACGGAAACGGCATGGCGCCTTTGGCAGGTCATGGGGGAAGTATTCTCGAACCGGTGGACGCAGAAGAATGGGGCGGAACCATCGCCGCTCTGGATAGCCCAGATCGGTTCGATGACTGAACAGCAAATCAGTCTGGTCTGCCAGCAGTGCATGGAGCGCTGCGCGGGTGGGAACACCTGGCCACCAGATCTCGCTGAGTTCGTGTCGCTCGTTTCGGAAAGTGGTGCGAACGCCTTCGGCCTGACCTCCGACAGTGTCATGGGGGAGTATCGCCGCTGGCGCAACGAGTCCTATCGGTATTCAGGAAGCGACAAATACCCGTGGCCGCAGCCGGTGCTGTACCACATCTGCATTGAGATGCGCAGAACGGGCGTGGAGCGCCAGATGACAGAGGGAGAGCTTAAAAAACTGGCAGAAAAGCTGTTAACGAAATGGAGCAAGCACGTCAGTAACGGCCTGTCGGTACCGCCGATTCGCCGCCAGCTTGCAGCACCGCAGCACCCGGCAGGGCCAACGCCGGCACAGTTGCTGATGGAAGAGTACAAACGCCGTAAAGCGGCTGGTTTAACCAACTAAATCGAGTTTTGACCAATGACCAAACAATTAACCCAGAAAGACCAAGTGGCGATTTTTGTGCGCTACCAGCCGAACTGCGCCGTCGGCGACGTTTCCGAAGCACTGGATATGTCAGGCGCTACAGCAGGCAAGCTGCTGCGCGAGCTGAGCGACGATGGAGTGATAACCCGATCCCGTAACAGCGTCCAGTACACCTATACGGCGTTACCGCACGCCGATATTCCGGATGTGATCCTTCCGTGCATGGAGGAGAAAAGCGACCCGGTGAAGATGCGGGCCGCTGAACAGAAAGCGAAGGCGCTGGAAGAAAAGGGGCTGTGGCGTCGCGCCGCAGCAGTGTATTCGGACATGTTCGGGATCGCCTGCAGTGCTGTCGAAGTTGCCCGGATCGCCAAACGGCGTAAAGAGTGCCTACGCCAGGCGGGGAGGGCTTAACTGATGCCGAGACCAAAAACGCATAGCGAGCGCACCCTGTTTATCGCCTGGATTATCGAGCTGGTGAAAAAGCATGGCCGCGCAACCACAAACGATGTCGTCGCCATTTTCGGCCTGCACCGCACCACGGCCGAGAGATACATCCGGGCTGCCGTAGAGCAGGGGAAACTTATCCGCCACGGGCGCTGCGGCGTCTTCCGCGACCAGCGGGCAGTTATCGACTTTGACATGGAACGTTACACGCACCGAGGAGCATCACATGAGTGATTCACTGAGCAACAAAGAGCTGGTGGCCGTTGGTCATCAGTTTGCGAAGGCGATGAGCAGCGACACGCCGATCATCGATATGGCGAAGATTGTTTCCCGTCTGGCCGAGCGGCTGGACTGCACCACCCTGGCGCTACGGGAAGCGACTAAGCAGCGGGATGCGCTGGCGGCTGAGAACGGGCAGATGCTGCGCCTGCTCACCGACATCAGCGAAAACCACGGAGAGTTTGTCAACGAGGAAGACGAATATCTCTACGCTTCAGTACCTCTCGATTATGTGTCAGAAGTGAACATGTATGTATCCCGCGACGTCAACGCTGAAAACCCTTTCAAAGAGACCGACGCCTTCCTAGCTAAAGTGCGTGCGCAGGGTGGGAAAGTTACGCTCCCCACTGGTTATTCAGTTCGCCCGGGTCATCCGATTAACGAAGCAGAACGCGGCGTCATGATCCCAAAAGATAACGGCCAATGGCTTTCTCGTCACGATATTGAACATGCTTTGCAGGTAGCTGGAATCCGCATCAACGGGGAGGGTTGAGATGGCTAAGTCACCAATGAAACTCATGCTGCGCGCATGGAATAAAGAGCTGAAAAATCCAGAGTGGGGCATGGGTAACCGAAAGCACCGGAAAGCCTGCGCTCGTGACTTTGCAGGGGCCAGCATTGAAACCGATGCTGATATCCCGAATCAGGCCGAGGCAGATGACCGCCTGGCGGATGAACTCACTTACTGGGCGGACTAATCCATGACTAAATTCACCAAAGAGCAGCTGATTACTCGCGCCAAAATGCGCCTTGCAATGGTTGCAGGATTTCCAGAGAGCCAGCTGGCGCAAATGGATAAATGCCTGGCAGAAATTGCGCTGGAAAGACTGATGGCCCCGGTTGAACCGGTAGTGCCTGATGGTTATGTACTGGTGCCGGTTGAGCCGACAGAGAGCATGATCATTGCTGGCTTCGAGGCAGAACTACGCGAAGAATTTCGCGACCCGGATGCATGGGAGGCATATGAGGCTATGAGCGGCTGCGAGCAGGCTGCTCTACGTGCCAAATGGTGCTGGGCAGAGATGGTGAAAGCAGCACCGCAGCAGCAGGTGAAGCCGTGACTGAACGTCAGAAATTTATGACAGCAATCGAGCGTATATGTGGCGGTAAGAATGCCAGATATGTCATGCACGATTGGGAGCTGTATTTCAGGCTTGGATATCGCGCCCACAATGCAGGTGAGGCATTCAGAGAGGCCATCCAGTGTGAATAATCCGCTACAGTTTGCATAACACCCAGCCCTCTACGGAGGGCTTTTTCTCGCGTTGATTTTGCAAACTCAACCAGCCATAATTACTTCACCAGAGCCTGAACAACTCTGGTGACCTCGCGCCTGGGAGGGGACTTTCAGGCCATGAGCTACACGTTAAAAGCAGTGACTTATACATTTTGCTTAAGCATTTTCACCTTCTTTGTCATATGCATTATGCTCGGGATGGAGAAAATTGACATGAGTGACATTGCTATAAGTACACTAGGAGGCGTAATTATTGCACTGATTAACTTGATGAAGGTTTTGATTAAGCAACTCAGTCATGGTACGCCTCGCAATAATTAAAAGCCTCCCAACAGGGAGGTTTTTTTTCGTTCTGAAATACATCCATAAGCCACAATGCTGTCCCGCTGCCGTCCGCTGAGGCGCAGGTACGTGCAAACCTGCCGGAGATGTGCGGAGAGCGGGAACAGGCCGCATAACCTACCATACAAGCGATATGGGAATCCCCATATCGACAGCCAGGGCCTCTTCGGAGGCCTTTTTCATGAGCGCACTGTGAAGCTGTACTTTCTTTTTTTCAAATTCGACAGGCATTTCGTGCGCTTAAAACATTGATCAAATTAGCTCACAGGTATACTGTATGAATATACAGTTGATGCAGCGGAGGCAATTATGAAAGTCGAGTTAACCATTGATCGTACTAAAGAACTTCCTAAGGGCGCGGTTCCGGCACTGGAAAAAGAACTATTAAAACGACTCCAGAACCAGTTCGATGATTGCAGTCTGGTGATTCGTCGCGCAGGCTCGGATGGGTTAAGTGTTTACGGTGGTGAGAAAGAGGTTAAAAAGACGGTTGAAGAAATCCTTCAGCAGACCTGGGAAAGCGCAGACGACTGGTTTTATTAATACAGCATGCAATTAGTTTCCCGGGTGGAGGGGTGCGGTGAAAGAAACAGAAGAATTACCAAAAAAGGGCTATGCGGTCATCAGATGTCACGATGGGGTTATCGTTGCACGACTGCACACATTTCCGGAATGCGAGCGAGCGTTAATGTACAGACGTGGTGACGAAGTATCGTTTATGCCGCTCCAGCCTGATGAAATTGTAGGAACGCCGACACTCTTCACGCTGATGCTGGAGCGGGCTGGTTATCGCGTTTCGCAGAATTCTGTTACACTCCCGTCATAGGCCTGAACAACCTATACCTGCTGCGCCACTGGAGAGAGACCATGGCGCAAAAACCAATCAAACAGACACTTAAGCAAACACTTCAACTGACCTCTTCCGGGGCCAGCGATTTCTTTTTGCCTGCGCGCTACCAGGTGGCGGCATGAAGAAAACTAACTTCATTCACACGCAACTCACCTCGAAAGAAGTGGACGAACTCGAGGCCCGCTATCGCGCTAATGACGTGCGCACTGCGCGAAGCCTTGATGTCGATCTGATCCACTGGACGCTCACCGCTTATCTGCCGGAGGCTAATAAAGCCCCACGGCAGGATAAGACCTTCCAGCAACCGATCTGGAGGTGAGCGTGAAAACCTACAACATCATCCCGATGGGCAAGCCCCGCCAAACCCGCGCTGATAAGTGGAAAAAGCGCCCGGAGGTTCTCCGGTACCGCGCGTTCTGCGATCACGTTCGGCTGCTGGGTGTCGAACTGCCGGAAGCTGGCGCTCACGTTACGTTCATCCTGCCGATGCCACCGAGCTGGAGCAAGAAGAAGCGCCAGGCAATGGCGGGCAAACCCCACCAGCAAAAACCAGACAAAGACAATCTGGAAAAAGCGTTGATGGATGCCATCTATGCTGATGACTCCCATATCTGGGATTCTCGCGTGACAAAGCTCTGGGGTGAAGAAGGGCAGATCATCATCGGGGAGATCGCCTGATGCGCGCCTTACTGAAACCGGTTATCGCCCGGGAGCTGGGCGTGGTGCTTTTAAAACCCGGCAGCGAGCTGATGAGCATGTTCAATAGTGGTCGTGTGCTGGTGGAGAGCCAGCCCGCCAGCATGGCAAGTTTCGCTACGGGCCGAGTACCCGACGCGCGCCAACCGCTGGCGGTTAACCCGGCCCTGCGCCCGTTCTTCCTTCACGAAAAGGTAATCACCGCTGCTGGTGGGCTGAGTGGCCTGGAATACTGGTTGCTACGCCATGGCGACAGCTGTCAGTACCCGCACAGCGATTACCACTACCACGAAATGACAACCATGCGACATGCACCCGGTGCAATCCGTCTCTGCGGCCACTGCGACAATCAGCTGCGCGGGCAGCACACCGAGCGCCTGGCGGAACTGGCGCGCCAGAACGTCATCGACTGGGTTCTGGATTCCGCCCGGGTGGCGCTGGCACTCGACCGGTCACGCGAAATTTCTCTGGCTGAACTGTGCTGGTGGGCTGTACGTGCTGGGGTTGCAGATGCGTTACCAGAGTCAGTTGCCCGTGAGGCTTTGCGGCTGCCAGCCGCAAAAGAAACCTTCCGCGAGAGCGAGATCGTCCCGGCGGTACCGGCCACCAGCATTATTGCCGACAAAGCCCGCACGCTACCTCCACCAGCACCAGCGATTAAGCCTGTCGTTGCCCTGCAGGTAGATCCCGAATCCCCGAAGACCCTGATGAAGAGACCAAAGCGGGACCGCTGGGATAACCCCAAATTTCTGGCATGGGTTAAGACGCAACCCTGCGAGTGCTGTGGCAAGCCGTCGGATGATGCTCATCACCTGATTGGCTGGGGGCAGGGTGGCATGGGAACGAAGGCGCACGATTTCCTTGTGATCCCTCTGTGCCGACAGCACCACACCGAACTACACAACGACCCGGTTAAATTTGAGCGCAACCATGGTGCTCAGCCGGCAATGATAATCAGATTGCTGGACCGGGCCTTTGCGCTCGGCGTTCTGGCTTAAGGGAGATGGCAATGAATCTCGACAGCGTATTAAAATTTTTTGCACCGAAAGGTATGCACATTTCGGACAGCGTCCGTGCAACGGCGGGCGATCAGTTAACCGTAACCGACATTATGGCGGCGCTGGGCATGACTCAGGCAGATGCCGGGATCGGCCTGGCCATGTATCTGGGGAAGGCAGGCATCAGCCCACAGGATAAAGAAGCCGCGATATCCTGGCTGACTGAGTACGCCAAACAGCATGCGCCAATGGCGGTGCGTAAAGCTGCGGGTAAAAAGTTCCCGCTGTGCATGCGGATCCTCGCCCGCTTCGCCTTCAAAGACTACGCCTCAACAGCAGCTGACAGTGTCGATTGCCCAAAATGTCAGGGCAAAGGCATCATCATCAAAACCAGCGTGATTACCAAAAGCCATTACACCATGCGCCTGCCTCAGTTTGCTAAGGATCTTGGCCAGTCTCCATCTGACTTTAAGGTCTCCCGCCAGGTTAAGGATGTGGATCACCAGCTGTGCGGCAAGTGCAACGGCACGGGCCAGCTGAGTAAGCGCTGCCAGTGTGGTGGAACGGGGAAAACCCTCGACCGTAAAGAAACTGAGTTTCAGGGCGTACCCGTTTATAAGGAGTGCAAACGGTGCGAGGGAAGAGGGTACAGCAGGCCTAAATCCTCAGTGGCGTACCGCGGCGTTCTGGCCGAGCTGGACAGTCTTCCCGATCGCACCTGGCGCTACAGCTGGAAACCGTTCTATGAAAGCCTGGTGACGAAATGTTTTCAGGAAGAAAGCAATGCTGATGCTGAACTGAAGAAAGTAACAAGAGCGCATAATTCTATATAAATCTCTCTATTTAGCGTCACGTTACTTGCAATGTTGCCGTTTTTGTGTAAATTTGACGTTAACGATGGGCATTGTATGTTCAGAGTTAAGAAACCCGCCACCGAGCGGGTTTTTTATTTCTGGGTAAAAAAACGTTTTTGACATAACTGTTTTTAGAAATATGCTAAATCCACACTCAAGCAGACAGGTGGATACATGCAGCATATTAAAAGTTACGAATTACCTCTTAATGGTAAAAGCCCATCAGATTTAAATGCTTTAAAAGACATTATCGAATCTAACGCGGATAAGTTTGATGAGTATCTCCTCACGGATTTTGGTGGTGATGCGCGATACTCGGTCATTGATGGGTCCTTTGAGATCACATCGATAGCTGAAGGATTTTTTGAATATAAAGCTCAAATAAATTATTACGCAGGGTGCGCAGATATGAATGACACCAGTACTGTCGATGGGACTATGGATTTTGAGATTGAAGGTGACAGCATCATCATTGAGTTGGATGAAACTGTTTGGAATGTCAGATAAAAAATAAATTATCTACTCGTATCATAAGGCCTCTTCTTTAGAGGCCTTTTTTATTTCCCCTCATCTACTGAGAGGACTCACGGCAATAAGAGGGGGCTAAATGTCCGATCCGATTTCCGGCACTGGGCTGACCGGTGGTGCCCTTACGGGTGCCAGTGTCTATGGACTGCTGACCGGGACAGATTACGGTGTGGTGTTTGGCGCGTTTGCAGGGGCTGTATTCTACATCGCCACAGCCGCAGACCTGGGCGCGGCACGCCGAATGGCATATTTCGTTGTGTCTTATATCGCCGGTATTCTCTGTTCCGGCCTGGTAGGTTCAAAGCTGGCTAACTGGACTGGCTACAGCGATAAACCTCTGGACGCCATTGGTGCCGTTATTGTTTCTGCTTTAGCCGTCAAAATCCTGACGTTCCTGAATAACCAGGATGTCGGCTCGCTGGTGGCGCTGATAACGCGCCGGGGAGGTTCTGGTGGTACTAAATGACCCGACAGCAACTATCAACGCGCTGCTCTGCGCCGGGGTGGTGATCACCCTGATGTTTTACCGTCGCGGTGATTCACGTCATCGCCCGTGGGTTTCCCGCCTGGCGTGGTTGATTACTGTCACGTACAGCGCGGTGCCGTTAGCCTATCTGTGCGGCATATACCCTCATTCATCGTGGGCCACCATTGGTGCCAACGTCATTTTCCTTTCCGTGCTGGTGGCCGTCAGAGGCAACGTGGCGCGCCTGGTTGATCATCTGAGGCAATAATGAACCAAACACAATTTCAGAAGGCGGCTGGTTAACCGTCGTGTTTTTCCATTCTCACACATTAGAGGAACCATTATGACGTTAGAACAACGCCTAGAGGCAATTGAAAAAGAGGTAAAGGAATTGAAAATGCAACTCGATAAAACTGATAAAGCGCTGAGTTGCATTGATTCTTCAGTGGCAAGTGACATTGCCAAGCTTAGTCAGGCTATTGCAAAGCCTCAGCAACTGTTAACTTTCCGTTAGCTATATCTTCCAATTGACCGATGGACAATTTGCGAATGTCTTCAGTGCTGATATCTATCTGAATAGATCGCCCCTCGCCCTGATTATCGGTCACGTGAAGTGTTGGTTTGATATTCTTTGAGACAGTTTCTGGATTAAGAAATGAAATTTGATGAATAATCCACATAATTTCTCCTTCAGAGGTAATCAGCTATCCCTCATTAGCATGTGCGCCGATGCTGACACATCGACGAGCTGAAAGAGCAGTTTAACAGAGCGCCTTTTAAACTGACTGATTAACATAATTTTTCTGCCCCGCTTTTGCGGGTTTTTTTATGTCCTCGATTAATAGATTGCGTTGCATCAAGAGAACTTAATGCTCGCCGAGCCAAACAAGGGGCTAGTAGTGAATCAGACACAATTTCAGAAGGCGGCTAACCTCAGCGCCGGGATGGCTGCGCGCTGGTTTCAGCATATTGACGCTGCAATGAAGGAATATGGCATAACTGCGCCGCTCGATCAGGCCATGTTTATTGCGCAGATGGGGCATGAGTCTGGCGGGTTTATACGTGTGGTTGAAAACCTGAACTATGCAGCCGAAAGCCTGGTACCAACTTTCGGCAGCCACCGCATCACGGCACAGCAGGCCGCCGCCCTCGGCAGAACGACAACGCAGCCGGCCAACCAAAAGGCAATCGCCAATCTGGTTTATGGGAATGAGTGGGGCAAAAAGAACCTCGGTAACCAGGTTGCGGGCGACGGGTGGAAATACCGCGGGCGAGGACTGAAGCAGATCACCGGGTTGAGCAACTATCGCAGCTGCGGCCTGTACATGAAGCTGGATCTTGTGACCCACCCGGAACTGCTCGAGCAGGATGTGTACGCTGCCCGATCAGCTGCATGGTTCTTCGCATCCCGAGGCTGCCTTCTTCATTCGGGCGATGTCGAGCGCGTAACGCTGATCATCAATGGCGGCCGCAATGGTCTGGATAGGCGGCGCATTCTTTTCAACCTGGCAAAATCCGTGCTGGTGTGAGGTCACAATGGGTATCGAAATGATTATCGGGCTGGCTGCAGCGGTGATCGCTGCTATCGCTGGCGCATTTGGATTAGGCCATTCACGCGGCACCAGCAAAGCGGAAGCAAAAGCTGATCAGCAGCGTACCGAAGATAACGCCGCGGCAACGGTCGCAGCAGCAGAACGCAGGGTAGAAGCAACGAAAGAGGCCAGCAATGTACAGCAGACTGTTAACCATATGCCTGATGACGATGTTGCTCGCGAGCTGCGGAACAACTGGACCCGCAAAGGTTGAGGTAATCGACACTGGCTGCGACTGGGTAAAGCCAATCTATCTTACTGAGCACGACATCGATGTGCTGGACCGCCAGACGAAAAAGGACATACTGGCGCATAACATTGCGTGGCATCGGAACTGCGAGGGAAAAATACCCCTTCCGAAATGAAATCCTGCAGTTCGGAAGGGAGACCAAGAGGGGTCATCATTACAAGGAGGATATGAATGTAGTGCATGACTCTACAAAAATCCGAAGTATTAAAATAATAACGTAAATGACACTTTTTTTAGATTTGGCTAATACCTTCTGATTATTTATTGGCCCGACTAAGCAAAAAGTTTTATACAACTCACATTAAAAATTTCGCCATCAACTACATTCAAATTGCACGAGTGATTCGACATCTTTGCCATTTGAGCCAATCCCCCTAAGCGGTGGGGCAACCAGTAAATGCTGGACGAATGCGAATTTACTTGCTGGAGTAAGTTCACCGGGAGGCACCCGGGGTTTGAGGGGAAGACTGAAGGAACAGGTATAACGTCGAACTTTGTGCAAAAGCTATCTACATTGCTGCATGACCCTGACCAGTTCTGTCCGAGCTGGTCTTTTTTTGGCAAAAAAAAGCCCCCTGGAGAGAGGGCAACACATGCTATGGACGGATGTTTCTGAGTGTGCTCATGCGGGTCATGAGATAGTTCCATGGGATTCCCTGGTGTAGGTAGGAGCCTTGCAGGGAGTTATAAATATGGTACGTGGTTCTGATTTAACAAGCGGAAGCGGTAACACCAAGATGATTCTTAATACATAAAAGCAAACGTCCTGATATAGGGTCATATGCTTTATTAAAGTCTTAACCCTGAGGCCCAGACACCGTCTCCTCTGAACTTTAAGCATAGAAAATTCTTAGCCTCAAAATCGAGAGGCTTTTTAATCACCGAGGAATAAGCATGACAGTAGTTCTTACAGCAAAACAGATTGAGGACCTGGCAATCTTCGCCAAAGAAGACGGCCAGCCACAATACACCATCACCACTGTGACAATCCCTGAGTTTGAAGCGGATGATGGCGAGATTACCCCTGAATATACCGGACTGATTGCGTACTCCGATTCACTTGAGCATGGTGTGCTGCAACTCGACGACTAAGTAACCATTACAAAGCTCATCTGCTGGTGGGCTTGATAATGATTATGAGAGTTTAACGAGGAAAAAAACCGGAAGATGCGACATCATCATCCCCGGCAACTTGATACTCCCGTGTTGTATTTATTTCCCAAAGAAATCATGGCTTATTAAGTACATATGGGCAAGGAAACGAAACATTAAATTAACTTAAGTGAAACATTTCATATTTATTTAGTATTGATTACCAATCCAAAACAAAATCGCGCATGTGAGCATCTTCGTATGTGGATATGAAAATGATATTGCCACCATAAGCGAGGAGGGAAATGCTAGAGTTTTTGAAAAAAAAGCCCTCACAAGAAGGACCACAGGAGTCTCAGTTCAGGTGCTCTTTTTATTGGTTTTTCCCCGGAGTTGGCATTCTCCGCATCAGGGTCCTGTACAGCCTGGCAATCTACCTGATAACAACAAGCGTAAGCGTGGGATATTAAGAATTTCGTCAGGTGCCATCACCATGGGCAGACCCATCGCAATGGCAATAGGGGATAAAACGCAGATAAGCCATTAGGGGATAAACTGCGTTTATCGGTAGGCATGCACTCTTAGAGGGCGATAATGCTTTACTAAATGGTTTGCAGATTTATCCTAATAGCTCTTTTTTGAATGGAGTTAGGTTAATGAAATTCCTTTGGGCAATTTGTCTCGTATTCGGGGTAATTGGTTTTATAGAGGGTATTGTCAGCGTGTTTGGCGCTGTCAGCGCGCCTCAGCAGGCGGCTGGGGCAGCAATGGGGCTTGCATGGGCGGTAATTCCATACTGCATTTGTCGTGCTATCCAGCAGATGAGACCGCAGGAAGTTGTTATCAAAAAAGACGAATAGCCTCAGACATTCCTTGAAATACAGCCTCGCTTATGCGGGGCTTTTTATGTGCCTCGTACGCGCTTCATAAAGAGACTTCCAATCGTGAGCCTGTCAATATTGCAAATGATAATTAATATCATTCATGGGTCCTTTCCGGCATATCGGCCTGTTACGGGGCGGCGTCCTCGCAGATTCTCGCTATTTATGAAAATTTTCGGGTTTTTGCCGTTTCCGTTCTTCTTCTTGTTATCTGGCTGTTTTTACTAAAAATACCCCTTCAAAAGAAAAGAAATTGTGAAGCCTGAAAAACGGTGATTTGGCGTTTGTCGTTTCCTTTCTCTGTTTTATGCCAGGAGTGAGCAATGGAGGTTAACAAAAAACATCTATCCGAGATTTTCGGTGTCAGCGTTCGCACGATCCAGAACTGGCAGGACCAGGGGATGCCGGTAGCGCGTGGGGGCGGGAAGGGAAACGAGGTTCTGTATGATTCCGCCGCCGTTATCGAATGGTATTCAGCGCGGGATGCTGCAATAGAAAATGAAAAATTACGAAAAGAGGTTGAGGATCTGCGCATTGCTTCCGAGTCCGATCTTCAACCCGGCACCATTGAATATGAGCGACACCGTCTCACCCGAGCACAGGCTGACGCTCAGGAACTTAAAAATGCCAAAGAGTCCGCTGAGGTGGTGGAGACCGCATTCTGCACGTTCGTGCTGTCGCGGATAGCCGGAGAAATTGCCAGTATTCTCGATGGAGTGCCTCTGTCGGTTCAGCGGCGCTTCCCGGAGCTGGAAAACCGACATATTGATTTCCTTAAGAAGGACATCATTAAGGCCATGAACAAAGCAGCTGCGCTGGATGAAATGATACCGGGGTTGCTGAGTGAATATATCGAACAGCCAGGCTAAGGGGGTACAGCACTCTGTGAGTGCGGGGCTCCGATCGCTCTTCCGTCCCGAGCCGCAGACAGCCGTTGAGTGGGCAGACGATAATTATTATCTTCCGAAAGAGTCTGCTTACCAGGAGGGACGCTGGGAAACACTGCCATTTCAGCGTGCGATCATGAATGCGATGGGCAATGACTATATCCGTGAAGTGAACGTCGTGAAGTCTGCCCGTGTTGGTTATTCAAAAATGCTGCTCGGGGTTTATGCGTATTTCATCCAGCATAAGCAGCGAAACTCCCTTATCTGGTTGCCAACTGACGGCGATGCCGAAAACTTTATGAAGTCGCATGTCGAACCGACAATCCGTGATATTCCCACCTTGCTGGCGCTGGCTCCCTGGTATGGCAAAAAACACCGGGACAACACCCTCAGTATGAAGCGATTTTCAAACGGGCGTGGGTTCTGGTGTCTGGGGGGGAAGGCCGCAAAAAACTATCGTGAGAAATCCGTCGATGTGGCGGGCTATGACGAACTGGCTGCCTTCGATGAAGATATCGAGAAAGAAGGCTCCCCGACATTTCTGGGCGATAAGCGTATTGAAGGATCGGTCTGGCCCAAGTCTATCCGGGGATCCACACCAAAAGTCAGGGGCACCTGCCAGATTGAGCGTGCTGCTAAAGAGTCACAGCATTTTTTACGGTTCCACGTTCCTTGCCCGCATTGTGGGGAAGAGCAGTACCTGAAATTCGGCGATAAAGAGACGCCGTTCGGTTTCAAGTGGACGCCGGGTGAACCTGCCAGCGTGTTCTATCTTTGCGAGCACAACGCCTGTGTGATCAAGCAGCAGGAACTCGATTTTGCGCAGGCACGTTATATTTGCGACGAAACGGGTATATGGACGCGGGACGGTCTGTGCTGGTTTTCATCATCCGGTACCGAAATTGATCCACCAGACAGCGTCACTTTTCATATCTGGACCGCTTACAGCCCCTTCACGACCTGGGTACAAATCGTCAAAGACTGGATCAAAACAAAAGGGGATACCGGCAAGCGTAAGACTTTCGTGAATACTACGCTTGGCGAGACATGGGAGCCGAAAATCGGCGATCGCCCCGATGCTGACGTGATGGCCGAACGCAAAGAACACTTTGGCGCCGCGGTTCCGGAACGGGTTGCCTATCTCACTGCAGGGATCGACTCACAGCTTGATCGTTATGAAATGCGGGTCTGGGGGTGGGGGCCAGGCGAAGAAAGCTGGCTCATCGACAGACTGATTATCATGGGCCGTCATGACGATGAAGCCACTCTGCTCAGGGTGGATGAGGGGATCAACCGGACATATACCCGGCAGAATGGAGTGGAAATGTCGATTTCACGTATCTGCTGGGATATTGGCGGTATCGACCCGACCATCGTTTATACCCGCTCGAAAAAGCATGGCTTGTTCCGCCTGATACCCATCAAAGGAGCATCTGTCTACGGTAAACCCGTTGCGAGCATGCCACGTAAACGCAACAAAAACGGTGTTTATCTTACGGAAGTGGGGACCGATACGGCAAAAGAACAAATCTATAACCGTTTCACACTGGTGCCAGAGGGCGACGAGCCCCTTGCTGGCGCGGTGCATTTCCCGAATAACCCTGAAATCTATGATTTAGCTGAAGCTCAGCAACTGACAGCTGAGGAGCAGGTCGAAAAGTGGGTGGACGGCAAGAAAAAAATCGTATGGGACAGCAAAAAACGACGAAATGAAGCGCTTGACTGCTTTGTATATGCACTTGCAGCCCTGCGGATCAGCATCTCGCGGTGGCAGCTTAATCTCGATGCTCTCCTGGCAGGTCTGCTGGAGGAAGACAGCGGCCGTAAAAATAATAAAACCCTGGCGGATTACGCCCGGGCATTATCCGGAGAAGAATAATGGCGACACAGGCTGACCTGGAAGCAGCGCGCGCTGCGTTACATGACCTCATGATGGGTAAGCGGGTTGCGACGGTACAGAAAGATGGTCGCAAAGTGGAGTTTACCGCCACTTCTGTCTCTGACCTCAAAAAATACATTGCTGACCTTGAATCTCAGGTTGGTTCCACTTCACGGCGCCGGGGACCGGCAGGGTTTTACGTATGAAATTACCAGCTTTAGTGGGGCCGGACGGTAAAACATCCCTGCGGGACTATGCCGGTTATCACGGCGGTGGGGGAGGATTTGGGGGCCAGTTACGGGCATGGAATCCACCGAGTGAAAGTGCCGATGCCGCACTTCTTCCCAATTTTTCGCGCGGTAATGCCAGGGCTGATGATCTGGTCAGGAATAATGGCTATGCAGCCAATGCCATCCAGCTTCACCAGGATCATATTGTCGGGTCATTTTTCCGGCTAAGCCATCGCCCAAGCTGGCGCTTCCTCGGTATTAGTGAAGAGGAGGCCCGGGCATTCTCCCGGGAAGTCGAGGCGGCATGGAAGGAATTTGCTGAAGACGACTGCTGCTGCATTGATGCCGAACGCAAACGCACGTTCACCATGATGATCCGTGAAGGTGTTGCAATGCATGCTTTCAACGGTGAGTTGTGTGCTCAGGCCACCTGGGACAGCAGTGCCACCCGCCTTTTTCGCACGCAATTCAAAATGGTCAGCCCGAAGCGTGTCAGTAACCCGAATAACATGGGAGACACTCGCAACTGCCGTGCCGGTGTTAGCATAAACGATACTGGTGCAGCGCTGGGTTACTGGGTGAGCGAGGACGGGTATCCGGGCTGGATGGCGCAGAAGTGGACGTATATCCCCCGTGAGCTGCCCGGGGGCAGACCATCTTTTATCCACGTATTCGAGCCGCTTGAAGACGGACAAACCCGAGGTGCCAACGTGTTTTACAGCGTGATGGAGCAGATGAAAATGCTCGATACCCTGCAAAATACGCAGCTGCAGAGTGCGATCGTGAAAGCGATGTATGCGGCCACAATCGAAAGTGAGCTGGACACGCAGACGGCGATGGATTTTATTCTCGGCTCTGACAGTAAAGACCAGCAAAGCAAAATGACAGGCTGGCTGGGTGAAATGGCATCGTATTACACCGCAGCGCCGGTTCGACTCGGTGGTGCTAAAGTCCCGCATCTGATGCCTGGTGATTCACTGAATCTTCAGTCAGCACAGGACACGGACAACGGTTATTCAACCTTTGAGCAGTCACTGCTGCGTTATATCGCCGCCGGACTGGGGGTGTCATACGAGCAGCTTTCGCGCAACTATTCGCAGATGAGTTACTCCACCGCACGCGCCAGCGCCAACGAGTCCTGGGCCTATTTCATGGGGCGTCGCAAGTTTGTCGCATCCCGCCAGGCCAGCCAGATGTTTCTTTGCTGGCTGGAGGAGGCCGTCGTCCGTCGTGTGGTCACTCTGCCTTCTAAAGCTCGCTTCAGTTTCCAGGAGGCGAGAAGTGCCTGGGGTAACTGCGACTGGATTGGCTCAGGACGAATGGCAATTGACGGACTGAAAGAAGTGCAGGAAGCCGCCATGCTGATTGAAGCGGGGCTCAGCACCTATGAGAAAGAGTGCGCTAAACGGGGTGAAGACTACCAGGAGATATTTGCCCAGCAGGTGAGAGAAACAATCGAACGCCGGGCTGCGGGCCTTACACCTCCGGCATGGGCGGCAGTCGCCTTTGAATCCGGCCTGAAAAAATCAAATGAGGAGGAGAAAGATGACGCCAGAGCTGCGTAATCTCCCGCATATTGCCAGCATGGCCTTTAATGAGCCGCTGATGCTTGAACCCGCCTACGCGCGGGTTTTCTTTTGCGCGCTGGCGGGCCAGTTGGGCATTACCCGACTTACCGATACGGTGTCGGGCGCAACGATTGGTGCTGAGCAGATTGCCGAACCGCTGGCGCTCTTTGGCGATGACGAGGAAATGGGTCCCCGGCCGTCGCGCAGTTACCAGATAACGAACGGCATCGCGGTGCTGCCGGTTTCCGGCACGCTGGTGAGTAAAACCCGTTCGCTGCAGCCTTATTCCGGCATGACGGGATACAACGGCATTATTGCCCGCCTGCAGCAGGCCATGAGTGATCCCGGTGTAGACGGCATTCTTCTCGATATGGATACGCCCGGCGGGATGGTGTCTGGCGCATTTGACTGCGCCGATATTATTGCGCGTATGCGCGATATCAAACCCATCTGGGCGCTGGCAAACGATATGAACTGCAGCGCCGGGCAGCTTATCGCCAGTGCCGCTTCCCGCCGGCTGGTTACTCAGACCGCGCGGACGGGCTCAATCGGCGTGATGATGGCGCACAGCAATTACGGAGCCGCCCTGAAAACGCAAGGCGTCGAGGTCACGCTGATTTACAGCGGCGATCATAAAATCGACGGCAATCCATACGAAAAACTACCAAAGGACGTTCGCGCTGACTTTCAGACGCGAATAGACGCCACGCGTCAGATGTTTGCCGAAAAGGTTTCCGCTTATACCGGCATGTCTGTGCAGTCCGTACTGGACACCGAGGCGGCTGTCTTCTCCGGCCAGGAGTCCGTGGATAAAGGTCTGGCGGATGAACTTGTTAACAATACCGATGCGCTCGGCGTGATGCGTGAAGCACTCGACAGACGCAAAAAAACAACCACTGGAGGAACTATGCCATCACCTTCTGCATCTGCAGCGACCAATCAGCCAGCTAACCAGGCAGCTACACAGACTACTGCACCGGCTGAGCAGGTCACTACCATTGACACAACAACCGCTGCCTTGACGGCCCCGGCAGACCTCAGCGCTCAGGTATCGGCAGCCGTAGCCGCCGAGAATGGTCGCATCATGGGTATTCTGAACTGTGAAGAGGCAAAAGGTCGCGAATCACAGGCCCGTGCGCTGGCCGAAACGCCGGGCATGACGGTCGAGAGTGCGCAGCGCATTCTGGCCGCGGCACCGCAAAGCGCCCAGGCGCGTACCGATACGGCGCTGGATCGTCTGATGGAAACCGCACCAGGCGCGCTTTCAACAGGGAATGCCTCTGCTGAAGCCGGCGACGATTTGTTAAACACCCCCGTTTAAGAGGCTAACATGGCAATCACCGAAGTATTTACTCATCACCAGCCGCTCGGTAACAGCGATCCGGCACACACCGCGTATGCACCGGGCGAGCTGACGGCATCAACCCCGGCAATGACCCCGCTCATGCTCGATGCTACGTCCGGCAAACTGACCATCTGGGACGGCGAGCGTGCAGGTGCAGCATGCGGCATTCTGGCTGTTACTGCAGATCAGAGCAGCGCGGAGCTGGCATTTTATAAATCCGGCTCATTCCGCATTGAAGATGTGCTCTGGCCTTCTGCCGTCACCGACGACCACATTAAGCGCAATGCTTTCACCGGCACGGGCATCAGCATCGTTTAAGTCACTTCGTATCAGTCTCTTTCATCCATAAAGGCCGCCAGCGCGGCTTTTTTTTACGGGAAAAATCTATGTCAATGTATACCACTGCCCAGTTGCTGGCGGTCAATGAGAAGAAATTTAAGTTCGAACCGCTTTTTCTTCGCATCTTCTTCCGGGAAAGCTATCCCTTCAGCACTGAGAAAGTGTACCTGTCGCAAATCCCGGGTCTGGTTAACATGGCGCTGTATGTCTCGCCTGTTATTTCTGGCAGGGTCATCCGTTCCCGCGGGGGTACCACCTCAGAATTTACACCCGGCTATGTCAAGCCGAAGCACTTAGCATGGCTTTCTGAGGCTTTCACGTAGTTGCTATCATTTGCATTTAATTTACTGATTATTAAGAATAAACCTTTCTCCCTCTTTCACTGGATTTTCCTCGTTATCTGTGCGTTGCAATCACCTCTGTATTGCAGCTTGTATTGCTTTTTGGGGGCTAAAAATGGCAGGCGAGAACAAACTGAGCGACAAAGCGCTCAAGGGGTATCTGGGTAAACCCAGAGAAAAACAGGTCACAGTTGCTGATGGGAAAGGGCTCTCTGTTCGGGTGAGTACGAAGGGGGCCGTTAGCTTTGTTTTCTTCTACAGATTGGCTAGTGGGCAGGCAGCTCCTGTCTGGTTAACTCTGGGTAAGTACCCGGACATGTCCCTGAAACAAGCCAGAGAAAAGCGTGATGAATGCCGTGCATGGCTGGCTGACAAGCGTGATCCGCGCATTCAAATTAAGATTCAGGCTGAGGAACGCTTAAAGCCAGTAACCGTGGAAGATGCGCTTAACTACTGGTACGAAAATTACTGCAAGATTCGGCGCAAAACACATGCTGTAATTCTGGGCCGCTTTCGAAAACATATCTTCCCCTACATAGGTCACCTGCCTGTAAACGATACCCATCTGTATGAATGGCTAGATTGCTTTGACCGCATTAAGCGCACTGCGCCAGTCATGGCCGCCTATGTATTCTCTGACACTAAACTGGCACTACGTTTTTGCCGGGTCCGTCAGTATGCCACTTGTGATGCCCTTAAAGACCTGCGTATGTCCGATGTAGGGCAGATAGCAGGAAAGCGTGATCGCGTATTAAGTGAGACTGAGTTGGGTCAGCTCTGGAAAGCAATTTTTGTCGAACCGGACATTAAGCTGATGTCTGAATACACTAGAAAAATGTTTGTACTATGTACTGTTTTTGGATGCCGAATGAGCGAGGCCCGGTTATCAGAATGGAACGAATGGGATCGTGAATGTTGGATTTGGACAGTGCCAAAAGAACATTCAAAAACGGGTGTGGAAATTATCAGGCCAGTTCCTGAGGTTTTACGGCAATGGATAACAGACATTCACGAGGAAACAAAGCATACCGGCTATGTGTTAGGTAGTCTGCGTATCAGGGAAAGCGTGAGTAAAATCGGCGGGAAAATCGGTAAGCGCCTGGGCCATGAAAAACAATGGTCACTACACGATTTGCGACGAACTCTTTCAACACACCTAACTGATTTGGGTACTGAGTTTCATGTTGTGGAGCAGCTACTGGGCCATGCGTTGCCGGGTGTGGCTGGTGTGTATAACAGAAGTAAATTCATGCTTAAAAAGCTAGAGGCGTTAGAACTCTGGTCAACATATCTCAACAGCATTTCTGATGCTGATTCAAACGTGACAATTCTCAAACAAAAGGTTGGTTAATATGAAAAAAATTGCTGTTGTTGATAAAAAGGGTCTGGAGTACATTCCTAACATCGACCGTATGATCCGTGAGAAAGAATGTCGTGAGCTTACTACCTTAGCGAACAGTACGCGCTGGAAGCTGGAAAAGGAGGGTAAGTTCCCTAAACGCATCAAAATCGGTGCTACAGCTGTTGCGTATCGGCTATCCGAGATTCAGGCTTGGGTTCGTGGTGACTGGAAATAAAAATAGGGGGCACCCCCCTATTTAATAATGAGTTTTTTAAAGTCAGGGTTAGACCCAAATGCTTGTGGAATATAAGTGGAGGCGATTTCCTCTAGCATTGTTTTGGTCGGACTGGTCATTATATCTGCAATTCTTTTCATAATATAATCTTCTGAAATGTATAATGGTCGATATTTGATAAGGCTCTCGTTTTTTAAAATTAAATGCTCGAGCATTGAATAACGTTCAATCAAAAGCTTATAGTTTTGATATTGATTGTCAGCATTAGCGTGAGAACAGTTGATAGCTAAAAGTAATGTAATTTCGTTATCAAGTTGAGAACGCACTAAGCTTGTGTAAATTTTTTTTCTAGAAATGTCGAAAGGATGAAATCCAGCATTATTATCTATGAATTTTAATAAGTGATATAAGATTCTGAAGTAGCTGCCAAATACGTCGTCGTGTTTGTGGAATAAGTCATTCTGCTTCGCTAATGACTTGGTTGCATCTAAAACGTTATTTACTATAGGTAGATAGTATGGATTGTTCTTAAGCTCTTTTAGTGCTTGATTATGTTGGTTTAATAATAATGCAAAAGTTGCCTCAAATGACGTTTGTTTCTTGGATATCAAAGCGACGATAACAGCTGAACATGTTCCTAAGGCAACGAAAAAGTTAATGATATTAGGGGTGTTGAAAATAGCTTCAGATATGTCAGGAGGATTCACTTTTTATCCTTGTAAAGAGAGTGTGCTTTTTTCTAAGTGTTGTTAATGGCATAAGGGCATTAACAGCTATTTTATGATTGTTCGTTTTTTTTGATAAGGCGGCGCTGTATTTCGCCTGCAATAGCCGCAACAACGAATTGAGCTGTACTTTCATCTTCCAATTTAAGCAATTCAACTTGTTCAACTAACTCTAAAGGTACGCGAACATCATATCTTTTTGATTTTGCATTTATTGCCTTTGTTGCCATAGCCTAACCTCATTTTCAAAAGTGTCAGACAATGATATACAAAAAAAATGACAGTGCAATGCTTGACGTGTCGGACACTAATAAATACCATGTGTCGGACACCTGCTGCATGGGTGTAAATATGACAAAGCCCAACAAGTGCTAGGAACACCTGTCGGGCTTCTAACCAAAACCGTTAGAATAGGTAACAGTCATGGCTGGAACACAGCATATCCAAACTCACCCCAAATTTACATGGTTGTTCCTCGCAACCCCCATTCGTCATGAGGACGTCTGTCCGGCCATTGTCCGCTTTGATGCAGACACGGAAGAAAAAGCCCGCGGCGCGTTCCCCGGCTGGAATCTGGTGTTTGCGGCGAAGATCCGCACTGAGTCACCCTGCAAATTTGCCTTTTTCAATTATGCCTCAGGCGTAGGACTGGCATTTGATAGTAAGGAGTTGCGCCATGATTAGCCGGATGCCTCTGCTGAATATCGATCTCCATGTCTCCCCGGATTTTTCTGGCCGCATTCTGCTTTACATCGAAAACGGAGTTGTTAAGGGCGAAACGCCATTAATGCCCGATGAAATTATCGGCACACCGTCTTTGTTCAATCAACTGCTTGAACGCGCCGGATATCGCATAGCACCAGTCCAGAAGGGTTAATGTCATGAAAAAGAAAAATAGCGGCTTAACTGCTGCGGGCCAGACTCAGCCTGCGATCCTGCCTGGCGATATTTACACGGACAATCGCGGCGAGCAGGTTACGGTGCAGAAGGTTACTGACGGCCGTATTACGTTTATTCGAAATGGCTACACAGGGGAATGTGTTTCTTCTGTTCTGCGCTTTGAAAAGGAATTTATACCCGTGGTTAAGCAGACATTCAGCGAGTGGTGCAAGGCCACAGACGTGAGCGGAAAAATCCAGAACCTGCGGGCGATTATCGCTGCTAAGAGAGCGGGAAAATGAAAAACGCGCCGAACCTGAAATGCCTCCCGAAGGACAAATTCACCGAGGCAATCATTTTTGCCGGAGCTGATGCGTGGATACATGCCCGTAACTGGCAGCAGAGCAACCCGGCGGGGGATGATGTTCCGCCCATTACAATCGGGCCGAAACAGCTGGTGGACCTGAATAATGTCAAAATCATTGATGCCGGGCGCCGCTATGCCCGTGTCTATCGAGCCGGAGAACTGAGCGCTGCGCAAACTACTGCAATCGCCACCCGTCTGGCGCTGGCAGGTGTCCAGGGGGCCCGCTTTTATTCTGAGTCGCTTGAACTGCTGGAGGACTGGTCACCACGCCTGAAAGGGCTTAAGGAAGAAGCAGAGCGAGGCGATAGCGTGGTGGTAACTCTTCCAGTCTCTTCAAGGCAGGAAGGAGTTTCGCCAGCGTTAAATCAGATGGGGGCCAGTCAGCGGGGGGAGGTACTGCTGGCACACTATGATGGCGATCTGGCAATTCACGCCGACTCTGACACGGTTCACCACTATAACGGGGTGTTATGGAATCCGCTTCCTGATAAAGAGCTACAGCGCGAGATGGCTCAGATCTTCATTGATGCTGATGTGGCTTATTCCCAGAACAGTATTAAATCAGCGGTGGAGACAATGAAACTGAGTCTTCCGGTTATGGGAGTAACAGCCCGTAATCTTATTGGTTTCAGTAATGGCGTATTTGATACCCGAACAGGGCAATTCAGGGAGCACAGCAAAACTGACTGGCTCCTGATTGCCAGCGAGTTGCCATTCAGTCCACCAGCAGAAGGGGAGACACTGGCCAGCCACGCACCGAATTTCTGGAAGTGGCTACGTCGTTCAGTAGCCCACAACGACCGCAAGACCGACAGGGTGCTGGCGGCGCTGTTTATGGTGCTGGCGAACCGGTATGACTGGCAGTTATTTCTTGAGGTAACGGGGCCCGGTGGTAGTGGTAAAAGTGTAATGGCAGAGATCTGCACGATACTGGCAGGCAAGGCAAACACCGTTTCGGCCAGTATGAGAGCACTGGAGGATGCGAGAGATCGCGCGCTGGTGGTTGGCTTTTCGCTGATCATCATGCCGGATATGACCCGCTATGCTGGTGACGGTGCCGGGATAAAGGCCATTACTGGTGGTGACAAGGTGTCAATTGACCCGAAGCATAAAGCGCCATACTCAACCCGTATTCCTGCAGTGGTACTGGCCGTTAATAACAACGCCATGACATTCAGCGATCGCAGCGGGGGGATCTCCCGGCGCAGGGTGATATTCAATTTCTCTGAGGTTGTACCGGAGAACGAGCGTGATTCTATGCTTGCTGAAAAGATTGAAGGGGAGCTGGCTGTTGTTATCCGCCATCTTTTGACAAGGTTCAAGGAGCAGAATGCGGCGAAACAGCTGCTGCATGAACAGCAGAAATCAGAGGAGGCTCTGGCGATTAAGCGTGAAGGAGATTCGCTGGTGGACTTCTGCGGTTATCTGATGGCGTCGGTAGGGTGCGACGGGATGTTTATCGGTAATGCCGAAATCGTGCCGTTCAGCCCGCGCAAGTATCTGTATCACGCTTATCTGGCATACATGCGGGCCAATGGTCTGAATAAGCCGGTCTCTCTCATGCGGTTTGGCACGGACATGCCTGGCGCGATGGCTGAGTATGGTAAGGAGTACCAGAAGCGGAAGACGAAACACGGTATACGCTCTAACGTTACTCTGCACGATGATTCTGATGACTGGATGCCATCATGTGCTGCCAGTTCTGAAAACAGTCAGGCAGAGTAAAGTTACAGATAAAGTGTTCACCAGTATTCACCCTGTTAAAAAATCTATTTACAACATGGTGTTAAGGGGTGAACACTTAATATTGAAGTATTCACCAGGTATTCACCTGTTCACCTTATGTTTGTTTTTTGCCCTGTGGGGTGAAGGGTTGGGTGAACACCAGTGAACACCTTAAATAATGATGTTCACCACCTAATTACATGAATTCAAAAGGAAAAAATGGAAAGGTGAATGGGTGAACACTTAAGCCCATATTTTTTAATTTTGATAGCAAGAGAGTTTCAGTGAAAGCGTTACTTCAGAACTATAGCCGCATCGCTCAGGAGAGTTCGGGAGCTTTAGCACTCAGTTTGATGGAGTCATTAGTATTAGTGGTGTTTTCGAGAAAGCTAAAGGCAGGACACCTTGAGGGCGTGGATCTTATTTTTGTTTGGTTTGTGCTTGCGATAACTGCTGTTGCGCTGGCGTTCTCAGCGTGCAGTATCTGGCAGACTATATGGAAAGGAAACAATCCTGAATGGTCAAAGGTAGTGATGTTATTTTTATATTTACCTGTTTATGCTGGCGTAATTTTTTCAGGGTTAATAACAGGCGGTGTAATTCTTAATTACTGAGGGTGATAAAAAGCGGGCCCACCCAGACCCGCTTTTGGCAACACTGATTATTAACAAATGTTGTTATTTGGAGGAAATAACGAGAGCAACCATATCAGATGTAATGTCCGGTGAATCATCCTAAATTAACTTTATACATTATTGCATCTCATTGCACACCGTTGCATACATTCCTTACTGCTTTCGCAGTGATAGCATTATCCCTGCAACGAACTTTATTCGAATTTTTAATGAGGTAATATATGCCAGGTTTACACACGCCAGCAGCACTTATCCGGGTTGTAAGTGCCGAAGATATCCAGAAACAACTCAAAACCCTTTTCACTGATTTATTCTTTACCCGTGCCGCAACGTTCGAAACCCGCGATATCATTCTGGACACTATCGACGACCCCAATATACCGATCGCTGCATTCTGTTCACCAATGGTGGGCAGTAAGGTGGCCCGTGATGAGGGGTATGAATCGAAATCCATCCGTCCGGGTTACATGAAGCCCAAAAGCAGCATAGACCCGAATAAGCTGGCTGTTCGTCCTGCAGGTGTTACACCGGAGCAATACAGCACGCTGGATACCCGCAACATCAAGGTTAAACAGGCCCTCCTCAAACAGTCTGTTGCTATCCGGGCTCGTATTGAGTGGCTGGCAGTTCAGGCTGTCACGACAGGGAAAAATATCATCCAGGGGGAGGGCATTGAACGCTACGAACTGGACTGGAATATCAAATCTCAGAACATGATCACTCAGGCTGGTGGCGCTGCATGGTCAGGTAAGGACAAAGCGACATTTGACCCGAATGACGACATTGAAACTTACTCAGAACTGAGCGAAGGCGTTACCAACATCATCATTATGGGCGGGAACGTCTGGAAGAAATACCGCTCATTCAAAGCGATCAAGGACGTGCTCGATACACGCCGTGGCTCTAATGCTCAACTTGAGACAGCGTTAAAAGACCTGGGCGATTCAGTGAGCTTTAAGGGCTATATGGGTGATGTAGCAATCGTGGTTTACAGCGGCCGCTATACCGATGAAGACGGCACTGAAAAACATTTCCTTGATCCAGATTTGATGGTGCTGGGCAACACGGCCTTACAGGGCATTGTGGCTTACGGCGGTATTCAGGATCCGGAGCTTGTCCGCGACGGAATTACCAGTGCTGAGCTGGCACCGAAAAACTATATCGTACCGGGTGACCCGGCGATTGAGTATGTCCAGACTCATTCCGCGCCGCAGCCAATTCCTGCCCGTATTAACCGCTTTGTCACCGTTCGTGTGGCCTGAGGAGCAATCATGACTACAAATTACATTGAGCTGGTGGCCGGCACAGAGGCGCTGGTATCTACGCTGGGCATCTTTGCTGGTGGGAAGGGAGTCATCCCGGCGCTGACGCCGCTGATGCAGGATGCCACTAACGGCGCTCTTGTCGTATGGGATGGGGCTCATGCAGGGCAGGCGGTCTATGTGTCGTGCTTCGCTGTTGATACCGCAAGCCAGACGCAGGCTCAGGTCTACAAAGCGGGTGTACTCAATGTAGACGCACTCAACTGGCCGGACGCGGTGACAACGCTTTCCGATAAGGTGGCCGCATTCGTTGGCTCAGGTATTTCAGTTCAGCCGCTGGCACGGGTATAAGGGGATCGCAATGCAGAACAAAGATAACAGCCTGATGGCTACCGCTAATTCACTCTGGCCTGATCCAGAGGTGAAAGAGCTGCAGGAGCTGGCGGACAAGATGAATATGAGTGAGCGCCTGGTTGATATGAATCAGGTCATGGAACTCACCACACTGAGCCGTCGCACTCTGCTGAACCTCGAAGCACGTGGTGAATTCCCGGTTCGTGTGCAGGTCACTGAGGGCCGTAAAGCCTGGTATCTGAGCGAGGTAGTGGAGTGGATCAACAACATTCCCCGTAGCTCTGAAACCTGTCAGGTGCCCGTTCCTGCCAGTCCTGACACCGCGCTATGCCTCAAAGCTGAACGGGTACGCCGTCAGGCGCGGGCCGGAAAAAGCCAGCTGATCGGCTGACAGGACGAGCCCGGTAGCCCCGCCAGCAGTGCGCGGGTCCTTCCGGGCGATCCGGCCTGCTACGGGGCGGCGACCTCGCAGATTCGCGCTATTTATGAGATTTTCTGAGCTGCTGGTGGTGGTGTTGTTGTTTGTTATATCTTTATGAATTTATTTATTTTATTTGATGCAATACACCCACCTGAACATTCAAAAAACAATTCAGAGGTAAAAATGACCCAGCATCTGCTGAATAAGAAGAACATGGCGAAAAGCTGTAAGGTCGGCATAACGGCTTTCGATAAATGGGGGGTCGAACCCGTTCAGCGTGCCGGGCGGGAGGCGCTCTATGATGTCGCCAGTATCCTGCGTAACCGACTGGATAATGAAATAGGCAAACTGATTTCGCAGGGCGATGATGTTGATGATGCCGAACTGCTCAGGGCAAGAATACGTCTCACAAATGCCCAGGCGGATGCACAGGAACTGAAGAACGCTCGGGAATCCGGCGAGGTAATCGACACCGCTTTTTGTACGTTTGTGTTATCCCGGATTGCCGGTGAAATAGCGTCTATCATGGACAGCATCCCGCTTTCGGTCAGTCGCCGTTTCCCTGAACTGGAGAACCGGCACCTCGATTTTATCCGGCAGAACGTCATCAAGGCCATGAACAAAGCCGCGGGACTGGATGAAATCATTCCGGACTTGCTGACAGAATATAACGAGCGCAACTTATGAAGCATGAAACTATCGAGGCGGCACTTAAAGAGATGGCCTGCCTGCAAGGGCAGGAACTGAACAGCCATGACTTCTCAATTCAGAAATAAATGAGATTTATCCCACCATAGCACCTTGATTACTCGAACTATGCCCATATTTGTTGGATGGACTAAACTCTTAAAGGGTAATGCAGATGGCTGGACAATTAGACGAAGCAGCAAAGCAGATCTTGGGAACCTTACTGGCCGATTTTACCGATAAGAGGTTATCTGCCAAAGAATTACAATCAGGCTACGAAGGACCAAAACTTGAATCTTTAGCGACAGCCGTTTGCAATGTTGCCGATTTCACAACTGTTGATTTTGAAGTGGCATTTTCCGATCTCGAGAAAGCCAAGTTAATTAGTACCGGGCCTTTGGTCGCGTTCGAGAACGATCCTAACAGTTCCGTAATATTTATTGGTGCATACAGCAAACGTGAGTATGTCTATCTGACAGAAGCAGGATATAAAGAGTCTCGTAAAGTCCCTAACCGCCCCCAGCATGTTCAGCGCATAGTCAATAATCTAACCATCACTGGTGGTCATTTCAGCAATACACAGTTAGGACAGGGAGAGGTTGTTTCGCAGTCTCAGAGCATTACAACCAATACAGATTCTGAAATCGTTGCAAAGCTAATTTCTATTCTTGAAGAGCAGGGGCGAATAGTTGATAACGAGCAGCGTGCCGACATTACAGCAGCTGTGTCCGCTGCAAAGGAAGGTGATGGTAAACAGGCGAAATCTTTGTTGTCCAAAGTTTGTGGGCCTGTTTGGGAATCAGTTCAACCCTTGATGTGGCCGATCGTAGGAGAGTTGATTAGGAAAAGCCTCGATCTTTAATTTAGTGTGCTTTGATGGGCCGCATATGCGGCCATTTTTAGGGCATTATAATCGTCCCCGGCTCATCGGTGTTCATTACGTTGTGCTGTCAATAACATTTTGATATTGTTCATCAAGGAACATTTCTCGTAACTGATGGTCTTGACATGACTCCCGATGCCGTTTTGATTGCTAAAGCAATACTGATGTTGAAAACAGACGTTGATTATGCAAAAGATTATGTGTTTCCTGTGGCATTGTCTTTTTTTTCAGCATTAATGGGGGGAATCACTGCTTATTACATCAATGATAGACAGGAAAAAATAAAAGCAGAAAGGGAGAAGTTAAATTCGTCAAATTCTCTTATGATGATTTCATTTCAAATGATTAACACACTTGTGGCAATCAAAAGCAATTATATTGGATTGAAATTTAAAAACCCACTCCGAAGAGCGCTGGCAATAAATGAAATATTATTTAACGCTCGCGAGATCGATTTTGATATTGGACGACTTTCATTTATAAAGAAAATCCCCACATCAAATAAAAGCTTCTTTCAGAAGTTGGCGTTCTTCTTTAAATATAAAATGCTCAGCCGCCAGCTTCACATGCCTTCAGATGAGGAAATTGCTAAAACATGGAGGAATATAGCTCGCATCGATGCTTTTTTATTTAATTATAATTTTGCGCTTGCTAGTCTACTTGTTAGAAATAAATTGGATGCAGATGTAAGAGAGCGCTTGTCTAAGATTTCTAACGCCCGTCGACCTTATCTTGAGTTTGATTTAAATAAGATAAATGATGTGATTGGAGCTGCTGAGTTATCAAAGTATATAGACTTAACTGAAAGCCTGGTGTCGCTGATTGATTTTCTTATCAAGGAAATTGATTCATTTATCATTGATTTTCCGCAAATTGCAGAGAGCAATATTGAGTTGACTAAAGTCAACAAAGAAAGGTTGTCAAGAATTGTTCTCAACAAGCCAGCATATTTAGAAGCCCTAACTCCAATTGTGCAACCTGATTTTGAATTAGTATCGCTACAAGTGGGTATAAGCCAAGAAGAGGCTAAGCGAAGATATTCGTACCCAGATTGGTACTAAACAAGTAACGTTTGGTTGGCTTTGTATTGCAGTTTGTATTGCTTTTAAGTTTTTCACGTAAAAACTATCCTAATTATTCTCAATAAAATCATTCACATCCTTTCTAACTTGACACATGTAGCCGAAGCACGAAGTAAACCCGCAGATGACATTGCGTCGCCTGCCGGATGAAGATCCACAGAACCTGGCAGATCCTGCCTATCGCCGCCGCCGCATCATTCTTCAGAACATGAAGGATGAAGAGCTGGCGATTGCGCAGGTAGAAGAGATGCAGGCCGTATCCGCCGTACTCAGCGGTAAATACACCATGACCGGGGAGGCGTTCGAGCCGGTGGAGGTGGATATGCAGCGCAGCGCCAGAAACAACATTGTTCAGGCAGGCGCTGCGGCCTGGTCCGCCCGAGACAAGGAAACCTATGATCCGACCGATGACATCGAGACGTATGCGGTGAATGCCAGCGGCGTGGTCAACATTATTGTCTTCGATCCGAAGGGCTGGTCACTGTTCCGCTCCTTCAAAGCGGTAAAAGACAAGCTGGATACCCGCCGCGGCTCTAACTCGGAACTTGAGACGGCCCTGAAGGATCTCGGTCAGGCGGTTTCCTATAAGGGTATGTACGGCGATGTGGCAATCGTCGTGTATGCCGGTCAGTACGTTGAAGGAGGCGCGCAGAAGAATTACCTGCCGGATAACACCATGGTACTGGGTAACACACAGGCGCGCGGTCTGCGAACCTATGGCTGCATCCAGGATGTGGACGCGCAGCGCGAGGGCATTAACGCCTCTGCACGCTATCCAAAAAACTGGGTACAAACCGGCGACCCGGCCCGTGAATTCACCATGATCCAGTCTGCGCCGCTGATGCTGCTTGCAGACGCGGACGAGTTTGTTTCCGTAAAACTCGCGTAATTTCCATCCAGTGGCCCTGTGGGGCCATATCTCAGGAATAGCTTCCATGACTGAAAAAGAAACACTGATCGCCCGGCTGAAAGAGCTGGGCAAGCTGCTTGGCCGCGATGTGAATACCAGCGGCACAATCCAGGAGCTTTCGATGCGTATTGCCGAGCTTGAAGAAGAGCTGGATGAAGGAGCAGACCAGAATACCGGTGAAAGCAGCGGGCAGGCCGAAGCCGGTAGTGGGGCAAATGTGGGCAAAATTGAACCCCCGGAAACTGCCGGTGCTGCTGACTCAACCTCATCTGGCAATGATGAGCTGGTGGCAGTTGAGACGCGGGTCACGCTGCATGTTGATGCGTTGCACGGCATACGGAACGAACCTGTATCAATTGTTGAACCTGGCGTCACTATCCGCGTTGCTGAGAAAGTGGCAGTCGATCTGATTTCTCATGGGCTGGCCCGGGAAATCTGACAGGGGGCTCCGTGGCTGATTTCGATAATCTCTTTGATGCTGCCATGTCTCGGGCGGATGACACGATCCGCGGCGTTATGGGCGCTGAGGCAACGGTGACGTCCGGCGCATTGTTAGGTGCCACGTTAAACGGGGTATTCGATGACCCTGAAAACATCGGATATGTCGGGGCAGGGATTCGGATTGAGGGTACCAGCCCGTCGTTGTTTGTAAAAACAACTACTGTTAACCGGCTGGAGCGTCTGGACGTCCTGACGATTAACGGACGGATTTTTTGGGTTGACCGTATTGGTCCGGACGATTGCGGATCGTGTCACATCTGGCTGGGGAACGGCACCCCGCCATCAGGCACCCGCCGTCGTTAAGGAGGGGTTATGTCCATCAAAGGTCTTGAGCAGGCGATAGATAATCTCAACAGTATCAGTAAAACGGCGGTACCCCGCGCTTCAGCTCAGGCGGTTAACCGTGTGGCTGGCCGGGCAGTCAGCCGGAGCGTGACTATTGTATCAAAAGAGACGCGTGTCCCACGAAAGCTGGTGAAGCAGAGAGCCAGGGTACGGCGGGCAACGGTCAAAAAACCTCGTGCACTTATCCGCGTGAACCGCGGCAATTTACCGGCCATAAAGCTCGGTACCGCCAGCGTGCGCCTCTCCCGCAGGAAGCGGGATAAAAAAGGGGCCAACAGTGTCCTGCGAATTGGCCCATTCCGCTTTCCGGGCGGATTCATTCAGCAGCTTAAAAACGGTCGCTGGCATGTCATGAGGCGAACAACAAAGCCCCGTTATCCGATCGAAGTTGTCAGCATTCCTCTGGCAGCCCCATTAACCACGGCATTTAAAGCTGAGCTGCCGAAGCTTATGGATTCTGATATGCCCAAAGAACTCAGGGCATCCCTTACAAACCAACTCAGGCTGATTCTGACACGATGAAACACAGTGACATCCGACAGTCGATCCTCGACTCGCTGGAAAGCGCAATCGGCACAGACGCTATTTATTTTGACGGCAGGCCTGCTGTCCTCGAGGAAGGCGACTTCCCGGCCATTGCCGTCTATCTGACCGATGCAGAATACACAGGAGAAGAGCTGGATGCCGATATCTGGCAGGCCACTCTTCATATTGAAGTTTTTCTTCCGGCGCAGGTGCCTGATTCGGAGCTGGATGAATGGATGGAAGCGCGTATTTATCCGGTTCTGGCGGAGATCCCGGGGCTTGCATTCCTGATCACCACCATGGTGCAGCAGGGCTATGACTACCAGCGCGATGATGATATCGGTCTCTGGAGTTCAGTCGACCTGAAATATTCCATTACCTACGAAATGTGAGGACGTTATGACCACACCTAACCCGCTGGCACCGACGAAAGGTGCCGGTACCACGCTCTGGATTTATACCGGAAGTGGTGAGCCGTATGCCAATCCGGTTTCGGATGTTGGCTGGCTGCGACTGGCAAAGATTAAGGATCTGCAGCCAGGTGAACTCACCGCCGAGTCAGAAGATGACACCTACATTGATGATGATAACGCCGACTGGACCTCCACCATGCAGGGGCAAAAATCCGCCGGCGATACCAGCTTTACCCTGGCATGGCTGCCGGGTGAAAGCGGTCAGCAGGATCTGGTGAACTGGTTCGATGGCGGCGCGGTGAAGGGATACAAAATCAAATACCCGAATGGCACCGTCGATGTATTTAAAGGCTGGGTAAGCAGCCTGGGTAAGTCGGTTTCAGCAAAAGAAGTGATTACCCGAACGGTAAAAATCACCAATAACGGTAAACCCGCTCTGGCAGAAGACAGCGGCACGGCGGTGATTGGCGTGACCGGGATCAGCCTGGATAAATCCACCGCCGCGGTTGCTGTCGGTGCGACCACGCAGCTGGTCGTATCAGTCCTTCCATCCAGCGCCTCTGACGCCTCCTTCCGTGTGGCGACTTCCGACCCGTCGAAGGCCACAGTAACCCTCAGTGGTTCAACTCTGACTGTCACCGGCGTGGCAGCGGGCATCGTTGAAATTATTGTCATGACCAATAGCGGTAACTTTGTGGCGATCTGCAAGGTGACTGTTTCCTGAATCCCGGGGCGTGAGCCCCGTACTCCGGAGTAAATATGTTTCTTAAAACTGAACTGCTCGAGCGTAACGGCAGCAGCGTGACGCTGTACCAGCTGTCGGCGCTGCAGCGCATCGAACACCTTGAATACCTGAAAAAGCTGGAAGCGGTTGAAGAAGGTGATTTCCAGGCTGCTATCACCCTCACCGTGAAAAACGGTGCTTACCTGGTGGCGCTGTCACTCTGGCATGGTCATGCGCTGAAAGGCACCTTCCCTGAGGGTGCGTCAGCGGAAGTGTCTAAAATTCAGGATGAAGTCCTGCAGACCTGGCCGACAGAGCTTATTGCTGAAGCGGATTATAAGGTGAAACTCCTCTCCGGCATGATTGAACCGCAGTCGGAGGATCTGCGGGGTGAAATCAGCGAACCTGCAGAACCTGTTACGGCGGAAAAGCCCTCGCCAGTGAGCTGACGTTTGCGCTGAAACTGGCGCGCGAGTTCGGTCGCCCTGACTGGCGCGCCATGCTTGCTGGCATGTCCTCAACGGAGTATGGCGACTGGAAAAACTTCTACCGGGATAACTTCTTTCATGATGCGCAGCTGGACGCCCACTTCTCCGGCCTGCTCTACACCATTTCAACCCTGTTTTTTGCCGATCCGGAGCTGACGCCTGACAGCTTCAGCATTCTTTCGCCTGCATCTGAGCCTGTTGAAGTAGCAGAGCAGGACGACGATGCGCTGATGGCGAAGGCGGCAGGTATATCAGGAGGCGTGCGTTATGGCCCAGACGGCAGTCGGTGATCTAGTTGTTAATCTTGACGTTAACTCGACGAAATTTAACGAGCAAATCAGCTACGTCAAAAAAGAATTTAAGCAGACGGGAGACGCGGCGAACGATTCAGCTTTGCGGATCCAGCAGTCATTCAGCCGCCAGGAAAGCGCTGCCCGCAAGGCAGGCATCTCTGTCGGTCAGTATACCGCGGCGATGCGCATGCTCCCGGCGCAGTTTACTGATGTGGCAACGCAGCTGGCGGGCGGGCAGAACCCCTGGCTGATCCTGCTCCAGCAAGGCGGTCAGGTAAAAGATTCCTTTGGCGGTGTTATTCCAACGTTTCGTGCGCTGTTGGGTTCTATCTCGCCAGTTATGCTTGGTATTGGTGCGCTCTCTTCAGCGACAGGGGCGCTGTTATATACCTGGTATGCCGGCTCGTCCACATTATCCGATTTCAACAAAACACTGGTGCTCTCCGGTAATACTGCGGGGCTGACTGCCGATCGGATGCTCACGCTGGCGCGAAGCGGCCAGTCCGCCGGACTTACGTTTAATCAGACGAGCAAGGCACTGACAGAGCTGATCAACGCTGGCGTGCGTGCCGGTGCCCATTTTGACGACATGAGTCAGGCCGTTGCCCGCTTCACCGAAGCATCGGGTGTACCAGTCGATAAGGTTGCCGCTGCGTATGGCAAGCTGACAACTGACCCGACATCCGGGCTTATTGCAATGGCTCAGCAATTTCACAACGTCACCGCCGAGCAAATCGCACATGTTGCCCAGTTGCAGCGTGCCGGTGATGAAGCCGGGGCTCTTAAGGCGGCAAACGACGCGGCCACCGCCGGATTCAACGATCAGACCAAATCCATCCGGGAAAACATGGGGTCGATTGAGTCAGCTGCTGACACACTGAAGCGCGCCTTCAAATCGATGTGGGATGCGGCGCTTGATGTCGGTCGGCCCGATACCGCCCAGGAAATGGTGGCAAAAGCAGAAGCTGCGTTCAAAAAAGCCGATGAGATCTGGAACCTGCGAAAGGGCGATCATTATGTAAATGATGAGGCGCGCGCCCGGTTCTGGAATGACCGGGAGACGGCCCGCCTGGCACTGGATATGGCGCAGCAGCAGGCGGGGATTGCTAAAGCGAACGAGGAGAATACCTCCCGCGAAGCAGCAGCGGAATCTGACCGTCAGAAGTATGCCGCGCAGGCACAGGCCAGCTATGCCAAAACCCAGACAGCCCTGGAAAAATACACGGCCCGTCAGAGTGAGCTTAACAAGGCGCTGAAAGAAGGGCGGATCCTTCAGGCAGACTACAACATCAACCTGGCGGCGGCGAAAAAGGAATACGATGACTCGCTGAAAAAACCAACAAAAATCAGGGCGCCGGGTGGCGCGAAGCTCACTGACAGCACCAGTATTCAGACACTGGAGCTGCAGACACAACTGGAGGTGTTGCGTCAGCACAGTGATATCAACGACACGATTAGCCAGCAGCGCCAGCAGCTATGGAAAGAGCAGGCCAGATTTACCGTCCTTGAGCAGGCTGCGAAAACCCGGTCGCTGACTGAAGATGAAAAATCCCTGCTCGCCAGCAAGGATAGGGTGCTCGCGCAGGCAGAGATCAATGCAAAACTGGGTGACCAGATCGCCACGCAGGAGCGCCTGAACCGTCTGCAGGACACGTCGCAGAAGTATGAAACCCAGATGGGTGAGAAAACGCGGGCGCTGGCGGAAAGCGCGGGGATGAGCAGTCGTGCGGCACAGCGGCGAAATGAACAGGCTCAGTTACTTCAGGGCTGGAAAAACGGCGGCGGGTCTGAAAAAGATCAGGGTTATCAGAAAGAGCTGCAGGCGCTACAGGGATACTACCAGCAGCAGGATAAAATACGCGGTGACTGGCTGTCCGGTGGGAAGTCCGCCTGGGCTGATTACGCCGATTCAGCCGGAGACGCGTACGGACAGATGAAAAATGTCGCGGCCAGCACCTTTGACGGCATGACGCAAAACCTTGCCGACATGCTTACCACCGGGAAAGCAAAATGGGGTGACTTCACCCGCTCAACGCTTTCGATGCTGGCGCAAATCGCCCTTAAACAGGCGGGGGTAGGGGTCGTAGGCGCTGTCAGTTCGGCTATCGGATTTGCCGGGGGAGGTTATACCGGATCAGGCGGTAAATATGAGCCTGCCGGAGTGGTTCATCGCGGGGAGTTCGTTTTTACCAAAGAGGCGACCAGCCGGATCGGGGTGGGGAATCTGTACAGTATGATGCGCGGTTACGCGTCCGGCGGACTGGTGGGTGGCGGCAGTATGCCCGCTGCGGCCACAGGGGGAATCAGTGTTTATGCACCGGTCAGTGTCAGTCAGCAGGGTGGTGGCGAGTCCAGCCAGGCGGACACCATCGGAACGGCGCGGCAGCTTCAAGGGATTGTTCAGCAGACCATTACTGACCGGCTTAAAAAGGAGATGGGGCCGGGAGGTGTACTTTACCCAAGGAGGTAGCAGTGACAGACACATTCAGCTGGCGTACCCGTAAAACGGCCCGGGGAAGTGAAAGTGCCCGCACGCTTCAGTCCCAGTTTGGAGACGGGTATAAACAGATCGCCGGGATGGGGCTCAATGACAGGTCCGAATCCTGGGATCTAGACTGGACGGGAACACGCAGCGAGGCTGCCACCCTGCGCGCGTTCCTTATGTCGCACATCACCAAATCGTTCTGGTGGACGAACCCATGGGGAGAAAAGAAGCTCTACCGGATGAAAGCTGATTCATTCAGTGTTTCATTCCCTTCTGGAAAAATAGCGACTGTGACGTTCACTTTCGAGCTGGCCTTTGCTCCCTGAATATCTTTAAATCCAGTTTAACCAACCGCCTCCGGGCGGTTTTTTTATGGAGTGAATATGAGTTTCACGCAGGATATACAGCAGCTGGAACCTGGGCAGCTTGTCCAGCTGATTGAAATTGACGGCACTGAATTTGGCATGGATACGATACTGCGCTTCCATGCGCACAATATTGCCACGGCTGGCTGGGCGGCCTTCGCCGCCGATAACCTGCCCGCGATTGTCTGGCAGGGTCAGCAGTACGATCCTTACCCATACGAGCTGAAAGGCCTGGAACTCTCCAGCACCGGGGCCCAGCCCACTCCCACGCTTTCCGTGTCGAATGTTGGAAACTACGTGACGGCGCTGTGCCTTGAGTTCGACGACCTGGCGAAGGCGAAGGTGAAGATCCACACCACGCTGGCGAAATATCTGGACGCAGCCAACTGGACAGCGGGCAACCCGAATGCCAGCCCGGTAGATGAGCGCGTACAGCTTTTTTACGTAAATGCCAAAACCGCAGAAACGCGGGTACAGGTCGACTTTGAGCTGTGCTCGCCGTTCGACATCCAGAACCTGCAGCTACCCACCCGGCAGATCACTCCGGTCTGCACCTGGTGCACGCGCGGCTGGTACCGCACCGGTACAGGATGCGACTACAACGGGAACCGCTATTTTCTTAAGGACGGCTCCCCCACGGATAACCCGGAGCTGGATATGTGCGGTGGTCTGATGCCGGACTGCGAAGCGCGGTTCGGGGCCGGTAACCCGCTGCCGTTTGGCGGTTTCCCGGCGGCCAACCTTCAGGGCAAATAACCATGCGGAAAAAACTGATGGATGCGATCCGCGCCCACGTCTCAGCGGAATATCCGAACGAGGCCTGTGGTGTGGTGGTGCAGGCAGGACGGACGCAGCAGTACATCCCGTGCCGCAATATTTCGGCAACACCCACAGAGGCTTTCACTATCTCGCCGAAGGATAAGCTCGCCGCGTCGGAGTTGGGTGAAATCATTATGATTATCCACTCCCACCCGGATGTGGTGCAGCTTGTTCCGTCCGAAATGGACAGAGTGCAGTGCGACTGGTCTGGAGTGGAGTGGGGCATCATGAGCTGGCCGGACGGGGATTTCTGCACCCTGGCGCCACGTGAGGACCGGGACTACGCCGGGCGGCGCTGGGTGCTGGGCTTTGCCGACTGCTGGGCACTGATCCGGGAGTGGTACCAGCGCGAGCACGGCATTGCCCTGGGTGATTACTCGGTACCGTACGAGTGGTGGGAGCAGGGCGAAAACCGCTACGACGATAACTGGGAGGCAGAAGGCTTTATTCAGGTCGACCCGGCGGATATACGGCCCGGAGATATGATTATGATGCGCGTACAGGCACAGGTAACCAACCACGCGGCTGTTTACCTTGGTCACCACGAGCACCAGGACAATATCATGTTACACCATAATTTCGGCAGCCTGTCTGCCCGGGTTCCGTACGGCAAGTACTACCGCGACCGCACCGTTCGTGTGGTCCGCCACAAGGAGCTGATGAATGCTCAAGACACTGATTCTTGAAGGTCGTATGGCGAAAAAGTTCGGGCGCGAGCACAAATTTCACGTTGAGGATTTGCGCGAGATGCTCCGTGCCATGTGCAGCCAGGTTCCCGGCTTCAAACGCTACCTGTCAGAGGGGCATATGAAGGGGATCCGCTTCGCCTTCTTCAATGGCAAAAACAACATCGGCCTTGATGAGTTCGACATGACCCGCGGCGGGGCGGTGTACCGGATTTCAGCTATAACCGAAGGCTCAAAGCGCGGCGGCGTGCTGCAGATAGTTATCGGGGCGGTGGCGCTCGTGGCCGCGTATTTTACTGCGGGCGCCTCGCTGACGGCGATAGGCCTGAGTACAGCTGCCGCAACCGCGACCACGACGGCATTAACCGGGCTAGGTCTGTCGATGATGCTAGGGGGCACAGTTCAGCTGCTGACACCCCAGCCGAAATATAACGTCGGTGCCTCATCCAGTACGGACAATAAACCCAACTACGCCTTTGGCGCGCCGGTGAACACCGTGGCGATGGGATATCCGGTACCACCATTGCTTGGAGAGCGTGAGGTCGGCGGTCCGATAATTAACGCAGGTATTTTCTCCAGCGATCAGCAATAAAAACTGACCAACTCCAGACCACCTGCGGGTGGTCTTTTTTATGGGTGAAATATGCGACATCTTGAAGATGAGGCCCTAATTCAGGGACGCAAAGGCGGTGGCGGCAAACAGCATACCCCTGTTGAGGATCCGGACGACCTGCTGTCGACAGCAAAATTAAAAATGCTGGTGGCCGTTGCTGAAGGTGAAATTCAGGGTGATTTGACCGCGCAAAAGATTTTCCTCAACGACACGCCACTGGCTAACGATGACGGCAGCTTTAACTTCACCGGCGTGAAGTGGGATTTTCGCCCAGGAACGCAGGACCAGACCTACATTCAGGGATTGCCAGAGACCAATAACGAGCTGTCAGCAAACGTGACAGTCACCACCTCAGCGCCCTGGACACGGCAGTTCACTAACCTGATGCTGGATGCCGTACGCATCAAGCTTAGCCTACCCGTGCAGTACACCTATAAAGATAACGGCGATATGGTCGGCACGGTAACGGAGTACGCTGTTGACCTCTCGACTGATGGTGCAGCCTGGCAAACAGTGGTTAACGGTAAATTCGACGGGAAGACGACCAGTGAATATCAACGCGATCACCGTATAGACCTGCCGGCCGCCACAACCGGATGGGCGGTGCGGGTGCGTCGTATTACGCCTGATTCTGTGGGTAACTCAAAACTGATAAATGCCTTCAAGGTATTCTCGTTTGCTGAGGTGATCGACAGCAAGTTACGCTACCCCAATACGGCACTGCTTTATATAGAGGTGGATGCCAGCCAGTTTACCAGTGGCGCACCGAAGGTGACCTGCAGGCTCAAAGGTAAGCTGGTACGCGTGCCGGACTCTTACGATCCGGTTACGCGCACTTACAATGGCACATGGTCTGGTGGCTTTAAGATGGCCTACACCAACAACCCGGCCTGGATATTTTATGATCTCGTGCTGGATGAGATTTACGGCATGGGTTCCCGCATCGATGCAAGCATGATCGATAAGTGGGAGCTGTACGCTATTGCACAGTATTGCGACCAACGGGTTTCGAACGGGGCGGGCGGCACTGAGCCGCGTTTTACCTGCAACGTTTACATCCAGAGCCAGCAAGACGCATACACCGTTCTCTGCGATCTGGCGGCAATATTCCGTGGGATCACCTTCTGGGGCAACGACCAGATTTACGTACGGGCGGATGTGCCGCAGGATGAGGTTGATTTTACCTACCACGCATCTAACGTCATCGACGGGCTGTTTACCTACGGCGGCGGCAGTTACAAAAACCGCTATTCATCTGCCCTGGTCTCCTGGTCTGATCCTCAGAACCATTACAGCGACACCACAGAGAGTGTCTATGACTCTGACCTCGTGAAAAGGTACAAGGTCAACCAGATGTCGATGACGGCAATCGGCTGCACCTCCCAGAGTGAGGCGCATCGCCGGGGCCGCTGGGCACTGCTGTCAAACGCGCGCGACGGAACGGTATCATTTGGTGTTGGGCTGGATGGTTATATTCCGCTGCCGGCTGAAATTATCGGTATCGCGGATCCGTTCCGTGCTGGCAAGCAGAACGGTGGGCGTATCCGGGCGGTAAACGGGCGTAATTTCACGCTTGATCGTCCCGCAGACTACACCGCAGGCGATCGCCTGGTGGTCAATCTGCCGGACGGCAAGGCGCAGACGCGGACAATCACGTCCGTCAGCGCGGATAAACAGACGGTGACGGTTGCGACCTCCTTCAGACTGCAGCCTGATCCCGGCGCGGTGTGGGCCATCGACAGCGATAACCTGGCTATTCAGTATTTTCGCGTCACGTCCATCCGGGCGAACGACGACAGTAATGGTGGTTTTACGATCACTGCGGTTCAGCACGACCCGGATAAATACCGCTATATCGATGACGGTGTGCGCATTACCCCAGCGCCGGTGACCGTTACGCCGGTAAGCGTTCTGCCAGCACCGAAAAACATCCTCCTCACCGAAACCGACCACATCGAGCAGGGGCTTACAGTCGCCACCATGAATGCGTCCTGGGAGCGGGTGGACGGTGCGATCCGGTACCAGGCCCAGTGGCGCAAGGATAATGGCGACTGGATAAACGTGCCGGTGACCAGCGCCCAGGGGTTTGCTGTGCAGGGGATC